ACTCTTCGTTAAACCAGGAAGTATCTTTGAGAAGCTTAGAATCCGTTTCATATACCTCTGGGAAACCGATACCTTTGAGAGATTCATTAATACGGTCTTTTACAAACTCTTTAAGATGAGCTGCAGTTAATCCGTCTTCATTGATACCGTTAACCATCCAATCAATGATCTTTGCTTCACTTTCATATGCTTCTTTGGCTTCGGCAAGGATCTTTTCTACAAGCTCATCGTCGAAAAGCTCTGGATACTCTTCTCTAATTGTATTAACGATCTTCATACCAACTAGAGCGTGAATATGTTCTTCATTGCGAGTGTATTTAACTTGTTGGTCAGTGTCTTTAAGTACGTTCTTATTACGTGCAAACCAGTTAATAATATAGAACTGGCTCATTAATGAGACATTTTCTACAAATAGAGTAAAAAGTATAAGAGCATAGAGATACTGCTTCTTTGAGTCTTTATAGTAACGGTGCGTGTACTTCTTAAGATACTTTACACGGCCCTGTATCCATTCCAATTTAAGATTCTCTTCAAATACGTCTTCAAGACCGAGTACAGTGAGTAGCCTTTCATAAGCATTGTTATGAATAACTTCTGTATTTGCCATTACGTAACCAAGATCCTGTAAAGATGGGTGCGGTAAGTTCTCGCCAAGCTTAGCCCAGAACGTTTTTACCGCTACTTCAATCTGACCAATAGCGGATAAAGTACGGATAATGATTTCCCTTTCCTGGTCATTGAGCTTAACTTTAAACTGCTGCACATCCGATTTGAAACTGAACTCTTTATGAGTCCAGAATCCGTTATGCATAGATTCGATAAATTCCTCTGTCCAAGGATAGTGATTAGGTTTGCGAGAGATTTGTTCGTCGAATATCATAGTTTTAGTACAGGGAATATTATTTACGTATTGTAAACGTTTTTACATTTTTATCTATAAGAAAAAATTATTTTTTATTCGCCCGTGAAATCACAGGTTTATAAAAGTTAAGCTTTTTTATTATATAATTCTAATTTTTTTACGATAAACTTTACAATTTCACTACGCACTATATCAGCTTCAGTTAATGTAAAGACGTGGATGCCTTTATCCCGGCTTTCAGCATCGTTAAAAACGTTACACATTTTTTCAAAGCCTGATTTACCGTTAATATCTGACTGCATTGGGTCTCCGCAAATAAATAGTTTACTGAATTGTCCTACACGTGTTAATAATGTGGTTAACTCTCTAAACGTGCTGTTTTGGGCTTCATCCATAATAATAGCTTTAGCGTTCCAAGAAAGACCACGAAGATATCCCGTTGGTTTACCTTCAATACGGTTTTCTTTCATAAGCATATTAATATCAGCTTTTGCTAATAGTTCATCAAGCTTCTCCATTAACGGTTCAAGATAAGGGGATAGCTTTTCAGCAGCGTCTCCCGGGAGATATCCCATTTTATTATCTGAACTCTCAACTATACTACGAATATATATTAAGTCAGAAACCTTTTTTAGGTTTAATAATTCCAAAGCAACTAATGTTGCTAGAAAGCTCTTACTACTACCAGAAGGACCTGTTAAAAATATAATTTTAGTGTGGTTATCTAGAGCTAGTTTAAGAAACTCTTTTTGCCTGTTTGTTAAATCCGGTCTTTGTCGAATCTGTACCGGTCTTTCTAATTTATCGGCCTGATGTACTAAAATACTCTTGTCTTTAGTAGCAGGTGTGTTAATTTGACTTTGTTGAGCTAACTTCTGTTTTTGCAGGCGTTTTTTCTTACTCATCTGTTATTACTTACTCGAGAAACTAAATAATATATATGTTTAAAGCTTTTGAGTCGAAAGTAAATGAATTATTAAAAGAGTTTACGGATACCTTTCCAGTAGAAGGCCACGCGCCTACCTGGCAAAAGAAAGCCGGTAAATCTCCTTCTGGAGGTCTTAACCGTAAAGGTATTGCTAGTTATCGTAGACAGCACCCAGGTAGCCATTTATCAATGGCGGTTACTACTAAACCAAGCAAGCTTAAATCTGGTAGCAAAGCTGCTAAACGTCGTAAAAGCTTTTGTGCTCGTATGAGCGGGGTAAAAGGTCCAATGAAGAAACCAAATGGTAAGCCTACTCGTAAAGCTCTTGCATTACGTAAGTGGCACTGTCACGAGTAATTACTAATTTTTAGTATGTGCTTTTTGTATATCATATCATAAGCACGAGTTTGTAACACATCCCCTGTACGCCCGAAAGAACCTTTACCGTCGTGATACAACGGAAAATCAGACATATTGGTACGTAGCTCTTCATTAGGTATATTATTGGCTACTATTAACATATCGTACCCTGCATCTGCTACTCTAAAACAATAGTCTATATCTTCTCCATAACCTGGACTAAAAGCTTCATCTAAATAATTTAATTTTTCAGCCACATTTTTACGTAAACATACGTGAGCAAAAGGATAAAATGGCCTATGCCACATCCACACACAGGTGACGCCTGTAATAGCTAAATTAGCGTTAGTTTTAAAAGGCTCGGTTAATCTTTCTACCCAGTTATGTTTTTGATGTGGTTGTACAACTGCATCAGAGTTAAGTAAAATTAAATATGGTGTTTTAGCTAACCTCATACCTATATTAGTTGCTTTAGGGTAGCCCAAAGCTTCCGTATACCATATAAAACTTATAGACGGCTGATTTAAAGATATAATATAATCAGCAGTTTCTTTATCGCTACCATTACATACAATTATAATCTCTACTTTAGTAAGGTTAGTATACGCAATAACTGAATCCAAGCATTGCTTTAATAATGCAGCTGGTTTGTATGCAGGTATAATAATCGTCGTATCTATCATAATAATAATTACACAGAATTAAAAATATGCAAAAAGAAACCCGACCATTTCTGGTCGGGTTCTTAGTTTTAAACGTGTTACCGTTATGCTTATTATAGCATTTGAGCAGCGGTACCAGGAACGAAAGCCTGACCGAGACCCGAAACGATAATCAAGTGGTAGTAAAGACTTGCACCAAAGATATGATCAATGACGCCATAACGGGTCATTAAACCAACACGTGGGCTGAAGTCGTTAGGTCCAATTGTACGTTGTACCAATACAGGAATGTATGGGCAGTAAACAATACCTGTGTCATAGTATTCTGCACCCTTGTAGCCTAATAGAGCGTACTCAAGTTCTGTACCACGAACACCTGTCTGGTATTGTGCTTCTGTACGTGTATCGCGGTAAACCGTGAAACGGCCACCAACTGTACCGACTTTAGCAATACCAACTGGTTGTGTGTTTACGTTACCGTTTACTGAGAACCATTGGAACTCAGGTAGCATTTCAAACATTGCGCAAACACGAGGTGTTGCAATGATGAAGTTAGCTGCACCACGACGGTTACGGATTGCAACACGGTTAGCTTCAACAATAACACGTGCATAGAAGTCACGGTTACGTTCACCTAACCAACGACCATCAGCTGAAGCTGCATTCCAGAATGAATAACCCTGAGTCGTACCAGCATTAAGAGCTGTTTGAATCATACGGATTACCATTTCACGGTCGATTTCAGCTTGAATTTCGTACGACATAGCGTTCGTTAATTCATTGTCGATGTCGATACCGTTCATATTCTTGAGATCTTGCTCAAGTTCAACGGACCAACGAGCTGCTAACCTACGAGTACCAGCTTCAACAGCTGTCTTTTCGAAGCTTACAACCATTTGTGGAATGTTGCTTGTTAATTCAAAGCTGTTGATTAACTGTGCAATACCGTTATCTTGTACAGGTACTGTGAAGTCACCGTTACCAGATAAGAAGGTAGCAGATGTACCAGTATAAGATGTATTTAAGTTGTTCCAACCTACTTCATTTGAGTAGCCGGAGTTGCCCCACCAAGGTGTGCCGCTGTTAGCGCTTGTTGGGCCGTTATCAAGTGCATTAGCACCGAGAGCTGTTGGCTCATAACGATAACGTAATGCAAATGCAAGACCGACTGGACCACTCATAGGTTGAACACCAACGATTTCGTTTGTGATCAATTCTGGGAAAGTACGACGGATCATTGGAATAAGGATCTTCGGTAAGCGAGCATCACCGGAAGCATAAAAGTCGCTTGAACGACCACCACCAGTATAGCCATCAGAACCGAAAACACCACCACCACCTGCGGAGTTGGTAGCTTCAAAGCACCACTTTTCTTGATTTTCAAGAAGAATAGCAGTGTTTAGTTTTGTGTGATCGTCTTTAATTGCTGGAGTTGCATCATCTGCGTGCTCAAGCAATGGTTGCCATTTCTTTAAGAGCTGGCTTGCGCGATCCTTATCAATATAGGATTGGGAAGGTTTAATTTGTTTCATATCTAATAATTTTATAAACTGACATTACCTCAAGCGATAAACATCGCTTCAACGTGTAGATATACTTACAAAAAAAAGCCCGATTTCTCGGGCTTTAGGATAAAAAATCTGATTTATTTATTAGACGAGCTTATTCTTAAGTAGTGATACGTAAGATTCAGCAACGAACTTTTCTCCGCTATCGTCATCTCCAGCAGAACTGAAAGACTTGGATACGTTCTTTACTTCTTTAGATTCTGTAATAACATCAACGCCTTGAGATTTTGGCTTTGTGGATTCTTTAAGAGTTTGAAGATTTTCTTCTTCTCTCTTGTCATACATTTCAAGAACATAATTAAAGTTCTCGTTAATATATTGTGCACTCTTTTCAGCTAGAACACGTTGTACGTAGTTTCTTTTGTTTGCTGGTAATGTTGATACTTTCTTTTCTAAAAGAAGGCTTGTTTCTAACTTTTCTACTTTTTCAGATAAAAGTTGAGCATTTTTTGCAGCTTGTGCAGCACGTGCATTAGCTTCATCAATTTGTTTCTTTCCGTCTACTAAAGCTTCTTTTACGTTTTCATTAACAAATGTTTCATCGAGGCTTACTAAACGCTTAATTTCATCAATGATCTTTGTGTTACGAGTGTTTTGGGTAGCTTCAGCAATTTGTTCTGAAGGAATTGCTTTATCAAGATAAAGTTCGAGATAAGAAGATACATTATCTACTACAGACTTCTTAAATTCATCTGCACCGCCCTTAAGAGCGTTTTCATAGAGACCAATGAGCTTTTTTAACTTAAACGAATGATCTACATCAATCTTGTTTAGCGCTTTTTGGAACTGTGAAGCGTGTACTTCATCGATACGAGCGACGATTTTGGTAAGTTTTGCTGTATGATCAGCATCAATAGCTTCTAGAACTTTTTCAAGTTTTGAAGAATACTCTTCGTCCTGTTGGACTAAAGCAGCTTCAACCGCGAGGTTAACTTTCGCTTCTACAGCTTCAGAAACTGCCTTCAGCGACTCCTCGGAAAGGATGTCTTTTGTTGCCTCTTTAAGAATTGTGGAAATGTCTTGGCTCATATCGTATTAAATATTTAGTAAATTGTACCTTATTATTAGGATTTTTTTGCGCTTTTATTTGTAATAGCTAAATCCGCTTTTTGTATGCGTTGTTTAAGTTTTTCATTCACTACTGCTTGTAAGGATGAATTAGCAGCAGAGTAGTTATTATCAACTACGTGTTTAATAAAGCTAGCAATTTGTTTCTTTTGATTCATATTATTTAAGGTTGTTGATAAAGCGAATAATGTGCTCTCTTAGATATAGGTCGACATCCTTTTTAGGCAATGTATTGAGTTTATTTTCGAAAGTATCGTAACATTCCTCATAACGACCATCTTGTTTAATAATAAAGCTTTTAGACTCTAATATACCATTTACAAATGCACCTGGTGCAGAAGGGTCAGCAACAGCGTCAACAGTAATAAGTTTCATATTACTAACATAGTTGACCCCGCCCTTGTCCTCAACTGTACCTAAAGCTCTTGAGCTCATACCCATTTTAACACCATCCATAACTAGAGATCTCATAATCTCTCCTAGTGGGGTGCGTAGTACCTTGCTTTTACCTTTTACTACATTACCTTCCATACGGAGTTCGGTAATCAAATGGCAAGCTCTTTCACTGCTAACATTAGCACTATTTGGGTGTTCAAGTTCACCTAAAGCTCTGCTTGTTTTAACAAATTCATTATTGTAGCGCTCAACTTCTTGAGCCATTTCTTCCCGGCTGTATATACGATTGTTACGGTTTTTTTCTTCCGCTACCATATAAACCCCAGAAACATAAATATTCGCAGGTTTGTCT